ATAGTGTCTAGTACAACAAATAAAAATAGGAGAAGAAGATTTACATTAAATCAACACTATGCTTTTATTACGACCAATTAAAGTTTCACAAATCATTATCGATGGGTTGAACCCGACAGTAAAAACGTCTAGGAAACTAATCCACCCGGTGGGTGGTTCATTTGTACTAGACAATACGGTCAGGACTCTGTAGTTGCGGTACAGAGCGACCACCCAAAGGGTTGTTCTCTTGGTTAGAGAGAAAGTGAAAGCCAACTTTCACCTGTATAGATTAAGTTAGCTTGAAATTTAAGAAGGATTGTTGGTTCTCTCGAGCATGGGAGCCCCAACTAAATATCCGAAGGAGAAGTCATCAGCAGCTGCTTCGTATAGGGTGAATCCACCAAAACAGGGTCTAAGACCACCAGAACGTTTATTCTGATCAGAACCATCCATAAATGGAATGCTGGTAACACTGGAATGATCAGAAAGGTACGCATACACTGGTTCATCTAAGCCTCTAGGTGCATTGGAACGACGGAGATGTACTAACGCCCTTCTCACAAGGGGACCGTCAACAGAACTCAAAAGGCCCTCACCAACGACAGAGATAGGAGTTTGTCCATAATATGGAACTTCAAACTCCAACACGCCATTGAGATCTGGGTAAACAAGATGTTCAAAGATCGGATTCTGATCGAGTCCACCAAAAGTGTCAAGAAGAGGTTTTGAAACTCTCCCATTTTCTTTGATCACCCAATCACGAACACAAAATATCGGGTCATTTGGTCTTTTGCCCGTAATTTTTGTTTCGTCTTCTGCTTGCGTGTACAAACTCGGTGTTCCAGCAGCAGTGTTAGCCAACCTGTAACCAGTGGTGGTATATTGAAGATCGTTCGTTGTTGGATTCACGACCTTGTATCTTTTGCCACCTCGATAAAACCTATACAAGTAAGAAATGCGATGTAACGGATTCGACGTCCAAAACCATCGCAAAGCTCTACATGGTTCGGCAACCAAGGCACCATTAAGACCACGAGAAATTGGTAGGTTAACGTTCTGTTCTGTGATGACGGAAGTGGTATATCGACCAAAGAAGGCAGGATCGATGGTGATTTGATTGTACAGGTAATTATCATTGTTCAATGGTATAGGTCCAGGAAAGGCCCACACATCATCATCATTTTCTGTCTGATAAGGATAAGGATATCCAACAGATTTGAAATTTTCTCTCCCATGGTGAGTTCTTCAGCAGTGGTATGTGACATTGTTGATATTGGAAACACACCCTGAACATCACCTTCCACTTGCTCGTTATGCTCAATTCCAGAAGTTGTTAAATTGAAAACTTGAGCTCGAAGTGGTTCATCATCTTCGGGGATATCCTCCTGAGAAGTTGGTGTTTTGAGGACAAAATAATTTCCGAAATCAGGAATTGCAAAGGAAATATCATCAGCACCAGAAATCCACATGTTAAATGGGCAATTATTAGCCACACTGTCAGAGGCTCTACGAAGAGGAGTAAGAACCTGGATAGTAAGTAAGCCAGTGCTAAATCGCTCATCCTTCCACACAGCTTCCAAAGGAGCATCGAGAAGAGTTTCCTTCCATGGTACGTTGGCAACATAAGGAATCTTGAACTCCAATTCTGATGAAACAGAAAGATCAAGAATCCAATTGTAAGCATTTTCTTCAATCAACTGGGGTGACACGCCGTATACGCCAGGATGGTAAGTAATACGTAAACGTCCAGTGTGAAAAGCTGTTTTTGCCACTGCAAGCCGATAATTCAATCCTCCTCGCCAATATCTGAACATTGAAGTTAAATACGCGAGGGTAGTTGTTTGGAGAGTTGCGGCAATTCCTTCACACATTCCGGGAGAGACCGTATTGAAATGAAGAGTATCACCTGCACTGTCATTGATTGTCCAAGGGATTTGATGACGGTAGATGCAGGACTTGCTAGCAATATACTTAATGTCCATCTCATCAACATCAGTCGAAAACATGCCAGACTCATAGGTCAAACCATTATCAGGCATGGCTCCAAGTTTTGTTGACAAATCAATGCCATCAGCATGGGTGTATCCCTTTGCTGTTATGTTGGAATACGGACAATTCTTGTCCAAGTTGGTAGGTTTATTCCACCCAAAGGCAGAAGCAACTGATCCGACTGCTCGCGAGACCCATTCAACAGGACGAACCCATGGGCCTAGCATTGGAATGCTTCCGAGAGCACTCGAAACGTTAGCAACTGTGTTCGCCACTCCAGACAGGGATGGACCAGAAGTAGCTGCTTGTTCTTCAGACTTACCAACTTGTGCTCGTAAGATGTCATCATCATCATCAAGAGTTGGGACTGTGACTGGCAATGAAGTTGGCATGGCAAGTTCCACATCCTCAAACCATGCGAACATTGTGTAGCTTGCGCCAAAACCAGCACCAACAGGAGAAGTTCCTGTTTGAATAGCATTAATGGAAACCAAATACAGTTCTCCCATGTTAGAATGAGTATCAATCAAGTTATAATGTGACAAAGGAGCACAATATGGAATCTTGATTTCTACGGGAGCATTGGAAGCCAAATCTATTTCAATCCCTGGATAACCAGTACAATTTGGTAAATTACCAATGATAGCAGGTCTGTTTGAAGTTGCGTCAAAAGGCGCAAAGAACATCCAATATTTGCCACTCATAAAAGGGGTGGCATTGAAAACTAGACGAATTTTAACATTAGCACGAAAGTAAGTGAAATAATCTAGTTTCTTGACAACATTGATAGATTTTTGGAAAATAATATCTGGAAATTTCAAGGTAATAGGGGATGTGGCAGTAATCAATTCACCTTCAGAAACAATGACAGGACGTTTAAGAACAGCATGAATATCATGCAATTTGTCATCTTGGGCAATTTTTGTCCAAGCGGTAACTGAAGACATGAGTGGTTTCTCATAATTTTCAAGGTTGACATCGTCAACGAAGGTGGTAATCTGTTGGGTATCTTTGTCGGGTCCGAGTTCCGACATTTCATTATGTGATGTAGCAATCGTTTGAGTTTTATAACTTCCAGCTGCACGATTAAACAGACCTGGTCAAAATCACCGAGTTGATAGCCTGGATTTGTAAGTGGCACACATCAACCAATAGATTCTAAAACGAATCTCCACTTACTCTATAAGAGTAACCTCGGACCGGGATTTGCTGCTCTCCTCCTTGCGGTGATTAGAGAGAGAGCCCCTAGCTGAGGGTTTAGGCCAGAGAACAAGCCGCTAAGCGACCATATTTCCGAGCTTCGACTTCACGATATTCGTCGAAAGTTAGGAAAAGTGGGCGCTCAGCGAACGAGTGGCTCACGGCTCGAAATTTGTCAGTCCAGTGTTCAAAGACTTCACGACCATGGAGCGAAAGTTCAAATGCACTCGTTTGCATATTTTCTTTCGTGGCTTCTTCATGGTCAAAGTCCGATCGTATCCAGTTAATCATTTCCAATACTACTCCAAGTTCGAGTGGAGCAATATATTGTTGTTCGTCGGTGTCCCATACAAATTGACGCTTCAAATAAGCAATGTCCGCAATTGATCGATATGGGATCATTTCGCCATTCTTAGCCTCATCAGTATAGACCATCCCAATGGTTGCATATCCGTCAGCAATGGTAAGCTGATTGAAATCCTCAATAACGCTATCAGAAATATTCACGCAGTTATCATCTCCATAGGAGACCATGGCTACATGCTCGTTGAACGCTTTCATAGTTCGGAGGTCTAAAGCGACAACAGTCAACCACACATAACGCATGGAGACAGAATTAAAGATAGAATTCAAGATAGCAGTAATGGGGCAACCGGAAGGTTGGGAATGAGTCCAGAGGTACACATTATCGTCAGTTAGGTGGATGGAATTGACAATCTCTTTCCACAACACTCGACGAATTTGAGCATTTTCAGGTCCATCATTGTAGAATTTGTTAATGATTTCAACAATGTCAGCAAGAATTTGCAAGACGAGAGTACCATCAAAGTTACTGAAATCGCCAGCGATGACTTTGGGGCCTTTGCTTGTCAATCTCTTGGCAGTTCGTGTCCAATCGTAAGAATACACATTGGTGCCAATTGAGATTTCATTGTCAATACGGTTCCGTGCACAATGAGCAGCGAATCCCAAGAAGAATTTGCGGAATACCAGAGTGTAGTCCATCGGTCCAGCCGAAAACACTCGAGTTTTTCCAACACGCACTTTCTCAAGGGGTCGTCTCTCGTCTTTAAGAGTATCACACCAAATAGCAGGGGATCTCACATTGTTGAGGGCACGTTCAATAATTTCAGCCATCTTGCGCTCCAAATCAGGGTCAAGCATGTACTGGTCGGTTCCAAGCCATCGCATTTTTCCAGGAAAACCTTTCTTGTAACGAACCCAAGGGTAACCAGGTGAAGATTTTCGGTTAATGGGGCCGACAAATTCATCACCTTCATATCCAGTAACAGCTTCAAAGTTGGTCAGAACTCGAGAATGTTCAGGCTCAATGTTCGAATTGATAATTCGCTCTACGTCATTGATGGCAGCAGCAAGTTTCTTTTCGTCCAAATATGGTGGAATGTTTCCAGCCTTCTTGAGTCCTTGATA